CGCCCATTGATTTGCAAAACCGCAGCATCGGGATTATTGCCGATCAGTTTCGATCCCTGCCCCGCCCCGATCAACGCCTTGCCGGACGTGACCTCAAGCGCCTCAGATATAATATACGATTCGTTTGGTATCGAAATAAAATCATGGGCTTGCAGCGCGTTTTGAAACGCAATCGTGTCATCGGTCAACCCATCCCCCGCCGCACCGAAATCCAATACCGATACGGCCTCTGCCAGTTTATCCGTACTGGATCGCAACACCGCCCCCTCACCTGTTGCGGTAAATTCGGGCGCGGCCATCGCCCCCTCAAGCGTGATAGCAACAGGATCGCCCATCCCATTGAATCCAAGCGCTTTTCCGGCACGAATAGATTTGGGCGGCAACATAACCTGCGCCGCCGTTTCATGATCGCCATAGCGCAGCATACGGGCGTTTTGCCGCGAAACCTGCTGCACCACCGCCACCAGATAATCCAGCTCGGTATTGATGGAGGTTGCGGAAAAATCTCCGCCCTCAATATAATCGGTCAGGCGCTCCAGCGGCAATTTGCGCTCCAAAGTGATGCGCGTGCCCTCAGAAGGGGTTTGCGCGAAAACCACGGAGCCGCCCGCCGTCTGGCCTGCGCCTGTGATTGTAAAGCCCGAAATCTGCCGCGCACCGTTGAGATACACAAGCAAATCTTCCGAGGCGAAAATCGGAAACGGATAGGTAAATTCAGCCTGCGCGCCATTCGCCAGATAGCGGATAATCGGCACTATATCGGGCATTTTGATATGCTCGGTCATGGGTATAATCCTTTTTGTCTATTGTTTTTCGAGTTTAAATTTGAGTTTGAGCCTTACATTTCAGGCAATGCGATTTTTTAAATCAACCGCGCCAGACGTTGCCGCTCGGCCAGCTGCGTGGCCTGCAACAGATTCAAGCTCCCCGCCTGAGTGTAATTCTGGTTAAGCGCGGCGTTGCGCATCTGATCCAGCTGCTCGCGGCGTTTCAGTTCGGATTCGGATTCATCAAACAGCCCCAACAGCACAGCCTCCGCAGAACCGCCGACACTGCCGACACCTTGCGCCCCGAATTGCGCCCGTTGCCGCGCCACCGCACGGCGCAAAGCGGCGCGGCGCTGCTCCTCGGCTTGCTGGGCTTCGATTGCCATTTTCTGCTGCGCCAGCGCGTTGTCCTGCGCCATTTGCTGCATTTGCAGCCCTTGCCGCTGCTGAAGCTGACGCAGTGCCAATTCCTGTTCTTGCCTTTGTGCACTGGCGCCTGAACGCTGCGATGCGCCGCTAAGCGTATCGACCAGCGACACCACGCGCGTGATATTGTTCACCAGCGGAAACAGACCGCCCAAAACCGAATTGGAAGCGCCGAGCACGCCGCCTATTGAAGAGGTTAAACTTCCCATTTTGCATTATCCTTTGCTTGTAAAATATTGATTCAAATTATTATTTTGCGGAACGCACTAATCATTCACCTTTAACTCCATCGCCACCGATAAAAGCTTAAAGGGCAGCGGTAAATCCTGCTCCATCGCTTTGCCAGCCCAGCGCCCTGACGCGGATATCGCCATTGACCACAGGCGGCGGCGCATCGAGAATTTCCGCGCTCGCACCGAATTGCCGCAGCGCCACATCGTTCAGCCCGCTGCCGAGATCCAGCCTTATAGCCGAAGTGTCCTGCACCCGAAACACGCCCTCAACGAGCCGCAATTTGCGCCCCGCCCCCGCGCCCTCGATTACATTGGGCGGCAACGGCTCGACGATATGGGTGAACGGTAGTCCAATCTCGACCGACCGTGCACCCTCCTCCAACGTGATACTGCCCGCGGTGACGGTTAAAGGCAGCTGCACGCGGCCATCTGCAATCACGGTGACGCTCTCGCCTTCCAGATGATCTAGCCCCGCCCAGATGGTTTTGGGCGTATCGCTCTCACCCTTGAGCGCAGAATCCAGCGCAAAGCCGCTTTCCAGCTCCTCGATGAATATCTCTCCGCCGCGCTCAACGAGGAAATACACCTCATCACCGACAACCGACACCGATTTCACCGCGCCTTGCGTATCATGCAGCGTCCAGGCCGTGACCTGCTCGGCGCGAAACACCGTCAGTGCCGCAAATTTCCCGTCACTGCGTACAAGATAGAGTAAGCGCCGCTTCTGATCGTAATCCATATCGACAGGATCGCTGATAATATGCCGCGAGAGCAGCGCCAGATCGGTCGATTTATAGGCCTGCTCCAGATCGGTATAGAGAAATTCCTGAATTTCCTGCTTGTTGCGGGCGATAAACAACGTCGCCCCGTCAACGGTAATCGGCGGAATATAGCGCTCGATCAACGAACCGACACGGGTTTGCCGCCTGATCTGAACCGAAGCGGGGGTCAGCGGATCGCCCGTCACCATCCATTCCGCGCCGCTGGTAAAGACTTGCAAATGCCGTCCTGAAAACATCCCGCGAATGGCATTGACCTGATCGGAGAGGACGGAAAATTCAATTGCTTCGTCATCCAGCCCCGTCCCCAGATCGAAATTGAACAAATCGCCGCTGCGGGAAAACCAAAGGCGGTTGGGCAAATCGCGGCTGCCGCCGATCACCAGCCTGTCCTGATGGAAGGCCACCGTCGCCGGATAGCCGTGAACGGGCGAGAATGCCTGCTCCAGCCAATCAATCGTCGCCGATGTTCCGACCAAGGTTTGAATAACGCTGGCCGTGACAACCGTGGGCGAGTCAAAATCGGTAATCTCGACCTCCTTGCCGCCGATCCTGAGCCGCGTATCCTGATGCCCTGCCTGAAAAACTGGCGCGGAGGCCGTGAGCGTAATCGTACCGCTTGTGCCGCTGGGGGTCAGCGTCACATTGGTCGGGGCAAATTTGAAATAAGGCTGGCGCACCACATTGCCGTCCGCAAAAAACTCCCACACCGTAAGGCTCCAGCTTGAATCCGGATTGCGGGTCAGCTTGCGCGGCGGCACATCGGGATGCGTCAATAGGAGCGTATCGGCGCTTTGCGTCCATGCGAGCTGCGGAATTTGCGCGGCGCTCCACGGCGCATCAATCGTATCCTGATAGATACCGCCCTCATAAACATCGATCTTGCCGTTCGTCACCACCAGCAAATAGGTCTGAGCGGTGTTAAATTCAAAGGCAATCAGGCGGCCAGAGCCGCGTGCCGTATCAATGTAATTCAAACCCGCCCGCCGCGTGACGCCGCCTGTCGGCTTGATAAACACATTGCGCAGGCTCAGCGCGCCATTCTCGAAAGCGCGTAAATCGCTGCGCCCCAATATCTCGCGCGAGACCTCGCCCGCAGTAAAATTCGTTTTAATTTCTCGTATTTTGGTCATTGGATTTTTCCTGACTTCTAACTTTTGACTTTTTATTGGCTTATTGCCTATTGGTTGACGGCTAACGGCATTGCTATTCGTGAATGAGGGCATGGCCGTCAAACTCAGCCCCTCACATCAACAAGGGTGAAATTCTCCAGCTTTTTCGGTGTGGCTTGCTGGGCGTCAATCTGGCGGGCGCGCTGGAACTCGGCCTCGGCCATGCGGAAATGCGCTTCGGCGCGGGAGGTATTCTCGGTGACGGGAATGGTGAACTCCGCCGATAAACGCGCAATCAGCGCCTGATCGAAATAGGGCGGAAACTCCTCCTCTTCAGGACGAAACACATAGCTCAGCACCACAGTTTCGCTATTGGCGTGAAGCTGGCCGCGCGCAATGCGATAGCTCAACCCCCGCCCTTTTGCGCCGATCCCCGCCGACATTGCCCGCAGGAAATCATTGGGCAGCTGGAACGCATATTGGTAATCGGCCAGAGGCGGGGTTTCGAGAAGGTTGAGCGTGACCTGCCCGCTGGCAAAGCTCCACGGATAGGCTGACAGCAAGGCATCACGCACAGGCGCATAGAGCGCTCCGGCGATTGTTGCTTCCGCTGTACCGTCGGAAAAAGAGGTAATCGGCGCAGCGCCGATCCGTATCAAGGCGCGGCTGCACAGCGCCACATCATTCAGTGCCATAACATGAACTCCTATTGGTGGTGTTGGGGTGGTTGAAAGAGGGTAAGCACCGCGCTGTCATCCCGCGCATAGAAAAATCGCGCAGGATGACAGCTTTGGGGCTTAATTTAGCGGCTAGAAAAAGAAGCGATTAAACCTCTTCCTCCGGCATTGTATAGGCCTCGATGGTCACGACTCCAGCGGTGTTTCCGGTAATCACGTAAAACACCGTTGTGCCGCCCGCCTCGTTCTCAACATCGGTATTGGCGATCATCAAATCATTGACGCGCAGCATATCCGAAGCCTTGTTAAAATATCCGCCCGCTGTAACATCGGCATCTTCGGTGATGTAGTGCCACAAAGTGAAGTTATTGGCATAGGCCAGTACGCTCAAATCTGTCGGTTTGAAACTCATGGTTTTTAATCCTTTATCGGTATTGGTTGTTTGAAAAAATCAAGATTGGCTTTTGAGAAAGCGCCGCGCTTATTCGCCCGGATCTTCGTCACATTCGATGACGACAATGCCGTTCTCATCGATCAATCCTGCGCCCTGACTCATCATATTGTTGATGAAATGCGAGGCGCGGTCGCCGTGCCATGTGATATCGGTCTGCACATCGCTGGCGGCGGCGTGGCCGACTGCCGTTTTGTGATACCAGAAGCACGAGCGTACATCCTCCCCGCTCAACGGCAGGCCTGAATGCGGAACCCAGATTGTACCGAGCCACATTTTGGCCTGTGTGATGGTCGAGAACGGCAAGCTGTCCGCACCGACATATTCGGCGCTGACGAACTCATCCAGCTTGAGCAGCTCGCTCCACTGCTTCCAGCCGACGACGCAAAATCTCTGGCCGTCATCGGGAACATCATGCTCGCCGAAGGTTTCAAAGGCTTCGAGAATTTTATCCATGCTCATGCCTGTATCATCGGATTGAACGATATGCTTATCCGCGGCATTGAGGGCATTGATAATCAGCTCATCGGTTTTACGGCCAAGCGCATTCGCACCCGCCGCGGCGATAACCTGACGCTCATCGATATTGGTTTTCAGCTCATCCAGGCGATCCACCCAGTCACCCGCATAAAAGTCATGCAAAATGACTTCGATGTTCGAGTGAGCCAGATTCATCACCGGAACCATACCATGCGTGGATTTGGTGGAGGCTGTCCCTGTGCCGACTTTCTGGAAGACGGCGGATGAGCCGTTTACATCGGTAATCGTGCGAACCGTGTTGCGTAATTTAGACCCCTGACGCTGATAGGCTTCATGCACCTCGCGCTCAAATTGTTTGATAAAGGCCTGATCGAGTGTTGTAGACATGGCGATATCCTTTTCATGTTTATCGTTGTGTTTTCAAATGTTCAGTTTTGGTTTTGGTTGTGGTTGTGGTTTTGCGTTTCAGTCTTTTCATGAAATGCGATAAGGCTTCGGGGTTGTCGGCGGGAAACGGCTGGGCGCTGTAAAAGTCATCGTAAAGTGACATAAAAGCGCATCGTTTCTTATCGTCCGGCCTTGCGACCTGAATCCTCCAAAAAATGCGCAGGAACGGGCAATCTTGCAGGAGAGGGCAAGATTGTTCTCCGTTCCGGCGCAATAGTTTCTTGAGGAAAACAAACAAGATTTGCGGCTTTTGCTCACAGAGCCGATTGATTCGCTCATAACGTGCGTCAGAGCCGATAAAGCCCGACACACCCGCAGCAAAAAGTCGCAATTCTGGCGTTGATAAGCTAATTTATGAATTAATTCCTAAAATGTCAAGCTTTTTCTTTGTTATTTTTACCATAATCTTAAAAAACTTGTTTCTTGGGGCAAAAATCATATATCATATGGTCAAGTAATAATTTCTTAACCTTTTATCGTTAAAAGATACGGGAGCAAAAAAATGCTAAGCGGGATTCTAGAAATGCTAAGACCGGAAAAAGCTGCTGCGCAGCCTGTGTCCAATCGTCGCCATGAACGCCGCAGGGATGATAAATGCGTCAGCGTAATTGACGGCAAGTTGCTGCCGATCGTTGACTGGAGTTTCGGTGGCGCGCAGATTGCCTGTGATGAACGCTATTACGAGCTCGGCGACACATTGGATGTTGCGCTAAAATTCCAGCTCCGTGACGATATTGTCGATATTCAGCATAAAGCCAAAATCGTCCGCAAAAATCGAGCCCGAATCGCTGTAGAGTTCGAGCCGTTGACGCGTGAAATCCGCGAACGCTTCCAGAGTGTGATCGATGATTACATCACCAGAGAATTCGCGGATTCACAGATGGCTTAAAGCGTTATTCCTATACGCCCCGCTTCCCGATCAGTCCTTATAAATACGCTTGAACCCGTCCGTCACCTTGGCAACAAAGGCCGGATCTTTATCGCGCCAGTATTTCGGATCGCGCATCATGCTTTTCAGCTCGTTCATATCATTCGAACCATTCGCCTTGTCGCGCATCTCCCCGCCCGCCTTGGCGTAGTTGGGCGTTTCCCCCTTCATCATGCTGTAAAGCGCAAGCACGCCTTCAAAGGATGAGGACAGATTTTGCAGCACATCTTTAGGCAAATGCTGCTGACCATAAGCGAGAAGCTGGCGCGAGATTTCCTGCCATTGCTCCTTGCCGCCGAAATGCGCAACCAGCTTTTCGACTTCGCGCTCGGCCTGAAAATCACCGGCAAGCTCGACAATCATCGGCATCAGGCGCTCAGCGGCGAGATCGTAAACTTCCTGCACCTGCTCCTCGGTCAAGCCCTTGGCGTGCAAGCGTTGGTTAATCTCCGTATCCGGCTCAAAGAGTCCATGCGTACATTCAATGCAATACTCCTCGGCGCTTTTGGACGGCATGGTCATAGAG